GGGGTTTTCCGGTTGGGGCCCAGTTCACTGACGATGCTTCTTGACTTCTGTTTCAAAGCCATCATTGCTCCCCCCATTGTGGGGACCGTGGTTGCTATGGGTCTGGCAGGACTCACAGTGAGAACAACAATCGGTGTGGTTGAATTCGAGGCACGGGCAGTTAGGACCGTCGTCGATTACATCACCAGCAAAGGGAAAACATTACCAGGGAAGCCGAAATACCCGAAGGCTAAGGTTAATGTCTTCCTCGAAGAGCTGGCAGAGGTGGACGGTGATGATCGTGAGCTGCCCGATCTCCTCGAAACGGTCGAGGTTAAGAAGGAGGATGGCGAAGGGAAAATGGTCGTTGTGCGAACAAAGGCCAAGGTTAACCGCCATACCAGAGGTAGGTTTGTGCATAGGCTAGTTTGCGCAACCAAGAACCATCTGGGGGGGACGCCGAATAACAGTACGGCCAACAAGCTGGTGGCGTACAAATTCATGGTGGGGAAATGCAAGGAGCAACACCTTGTAGAGACCCACACCAGGGAGGTGTGCTCGCTGGCTATGGCCGCCATATTTACCCCCGACGTGCATGATGTCAACATGCACCTCGCACTTAACAGTCACGCCGCCTACAGACGGCGCGTAGCCTTGGCTCAAGCGCAAGAGGTGCAGAGCTGGCAACTAAGGCTACTAAAACACCCTCTCAAATATGATAGTTGGGAGAGGGCGTGGTTATGGGCCAATGGCGCTCCAACCCAGGAGCCCTTTAGGTTCATAAAATAGGGGGGTCTTTGCTACTTCGAGGGTGTGGATACAAAAATTCGTAGGGGATCACACCCTCTGATGATCGAAGTAGAAAAAGATGGTCCCCACAAACTTAGGAAACTCTACGCGCAAAATGTGATGAGCAGCGGACTTGACTACCGTGTTCACAATCATTCATTCCAAAACCTTCGAAGAGGTCTCCTCGAAAGAGTTTTCTACGTGGAAAGTAAAGATAAGAAGGAGTTAGTCGATTGCCCCCAACCCAACCAGGCTGCTTTCAAGGAGTTGGCTTACTTGAGGAAGCAATTTGCTAGATACGCTGGAATTCATACCAGGATCTCCACCCAAGATATGGTGGATTGTTATCATGGCAGGAAGAAAAGCATCTATCAAAACGCAGCTGATAGTTTGTCTGACCGGCCCCTGGACCGGAAGGATGCTGCACTCAAAACATTCATTAAAGCTGAAAAATTCTGTATTAATCTGAAACCCGACCCAGCTCCCAGAGTTATACAACCTCGAAGCGTGCGTTACAATGTGGAATTAGGTAGATACCTAAAGAAATATGAACATTCCGCTTACCGAGCGCTAGATAAAATCTGGGGGGGGACTACAGTGATGAAGGGATACACGGTAGAACAGGTGGGAGAGCATATAGCCTCTGCGTGGGGAGAATTCCAGATTCCCGTTGCAGTTGGATTTGACATGAGCAGATTCGACCAACATGTTTCTGTGCCTGCGCTCCAGTTCGAACACTCCTGTTACATGAAATCCTTCAAACATGATCGAGAACTTCAACAGTTGTTATCCTGGCAATTAACAAACTTTGGAGTTGCGTTCGCTGATGATGGTATGATCCGTTACAAGAAGGCCGGGTGTCGTATGAGTGGTGACATGAATACGGCACTAGGCAATTGTCTCCTTGCCTGTATGATTACGAAGCACCTGATGAGAGACCTCAAGTGCCGGCTTGTGAACAATGGGGATGACTGCGTGTTGTTTTGCGAATCTAGGGATCTCGGCTCAGTCGTGAGCAATTTAACGACTGGTTGGCGGGAATTTGGATTCAATTGCATCGCAGAGGAACCTGTTTACATTCTGGAGGAAGTGAGGTTTTGTCAGATGGCGCCCGTATTTGATGGGGAGTCATATGTGATGGTGAGAGACCCTCGGGTAAGCATCAGCAAGGACGCTTTTTCCTTGGTCCATTGGAACAACAGTAAAAATGCCCTCCAATGGATGAAGTCGGTCGGTTTGTGTGGAGAGCGTATAACAGGGGGGATTCCAGTCGTTCAGGAGTTCTACCGGAAGTATCAACAAATTGCTGGAGACGTGCGCTTGCCGAAGTTGAACGTAGATATCGAGTCTAGCGGCGTGTATATGTTGGCTAACAAAATGAAAAGGGCCTTTAAAGAACCTACCGATGAGGCTAGGTTTAGTTTCTACTTGGCCTTTGGTATCATCCCGGATTTGCAAATTGCAGTGGAGAAATCCATTAGGGATATACCAGAGGATGTAGAGTTTGGGCCCTGTGATAAGTTGGCAGACTATACACTCAAATGGACGTTCAACCAGTAGAAGCAAAAGATGACACTCGCATTCAAAGTGACGTGGAGAGAGGTGGCAACAGGGGAAAGACGAAGGGAAGAATATCAATCGCAAAAGATGCTATCAACAAACGGGCATCTGATGGTTCTATCGGGGGTACTTATTATATTTTTGCTGATAAAGTGGAAAATACCGTTAACTTTAATTTCGGTTGAAGTTGACTATAAGCCCCCGGTGATTTTGTTATTCATTATCTTCATAACTCTTCAGTTGATTTACCAGTACACCACAGCACTCTTGGCAGAGAAAGTTGTCTACAATACGACGGAAGCAAACAACACCAGGGTTCAGTACATTAGCATTAAACAGAAGCAATAATGGATACTTTGAGGAACAGCAAGAAGGTCGCGCAACTCTCCGCGAGTGGAGTTCTCTGGGCTACAAAATACATGACCAGAGGATGGCAAAGTTTGAGTACCAACCAGAAAAGGTTGGCTAGAGCTGCGCTCAACTTACCCTTGACCCCACAGGTGATCTCACCGGTGAGGCCGAGGGTAAGAAACCCACAGCCGAGAGGTGCTGCGAACGGATTAGGGCAAGCAGGTAAGACTCAGACAATCACGAGATCAGAATACGTGGCGGATGTTGTCAAAACTGTGGGTGCAACTCCCACATTCACTACTTGGGTTATTAATCCTCGTAGTGTTCGTAGCTTTCCTGGCACCAGTGTGTGCAGCCTTGGATACGAGAAGTATAGAGTGGTGAACTTTCGAGTTCGCTACAGTAATTCCTTGTCTGATGACGTTAGTGGGAAGGTGTCAATTGGGTTCACTCCGGACTCAAGTGACCCTATTCCCACTAATAAGACGCAACTCTATCAGATGAGAGTATCCATGGACACTGCTGCCAAGGAGAGCAAGACGTTGACAATACCGACAGACAACGCCACGCGTTATCTCAGAGATTCATCCATCGATGATGCCAAGGTGGTGGATTTCGGAAGGGTCGTGTTAGCCACATATGGGTTCGATCAGTCAGCTCCAGAGGTGATCGGAGAAATACACTTCGAGTACACTCTGGTGCTTTCGGACCCCAACTTCGTGACGACGCTAACACAGAAAGGCACAAATAGTGAATATGAAGGCCCGTTATACGGCGCATTAGAGCGAACTAATTCAGCAATCACGCTAACCCTGCAAGCACCAGGGAATTGGCTGGTTGTTTGGATTAGCCCAGAGGCCTTCAATTCACCGACCGTAACAGGATCCGGGGCAAGCGGAACTGTGAGCTATCAATCAGGAGGCAGTAGTATGGCTGTAACTACTGTCATCGCCAACTTGCCAGGTGCGCAGGTGACTGCACCAACCACGACTGCCGTTAAAGAGCTTCAATGGTATGTCTCAAGACTATAGACGGGATGAGCTTCTGGGGGCTGCCACCCTCGCCTCATGCGCATTGCCTGCTCTGGGCGCATGTGGAAGCTGATATAGTTGAGAGCTTCGTGGAAGGATGTGGAAACCAAGGGAGGGAGATATCCAGGGAGGATGTCGGAGTTGTAAGGATAAAATACCTAAGCTTCATCAGGTTAGGTTGGGCTTCCGATGCAACAAAACACCAGTAGATAAATAGGGGGGGATCCAGGGGATCCTTCTCCGCCC